TAAGATTTTATTTTTATGATTTATACGGTTTTTAAAACTTAACATATGAAGTGCCATTTTCACAAACAACCACAGTGTCAAAGTTGGCGAAACTGTCAAATCTTAAAGTGACACCTGCAGTGGGTGTTAAAGTAATGAAAGCAAAACAATCATCATTGTTGGAGTTGTATCCAGAAAAGATGCTTGACTTGTCAGCTGATGCATAATTTTCAAGGTCAAGTCCAATGTAAAAACTACCAGAATTGACAAAAGATGTAAGATTTAAAGTAGCAGTGTCGTCATACGTTGGAGATGTCGCCAGTTGATATGCAAACTTGTCAATAGAAGGAGAATAGTGAATATCACCAATTGAACCAATTGCCTTGGCTGCTTCAGCAAAGCATTCAGGAAGTGTGGATGGTGATTTAGATGGTAGAGTGGTTGGCCCAAGTCTAAAATAATATTCATTAAATCCCATTGAAACCGATGAGAATGGGAAACACGTAACAGCCCCAGTACCTTTATCTCTAATTGTTACGAATAATGCTTTAAGGCTTGTAAATTTTGCAGGGATTGGAAAAGCAACCTGTGTTCTTGCCGTGCCAAGCGTTTGATTGAATTGGTAATTTCTAAAGTCAGGAACAACATACTGGAGGGGTTCTCCACCAAGAGAACTATATATTGTCTGCATAGCGCTGTCCCCGAGTTCAATCATATTCGCTACATATTCGCAGTTTGACAAATCAAAAGTATTAGCAAGAGCACCAGTCAAGCAAGCACAAGCATTTACAGGATTTGCAACAAGTTGAATTTCAACACGCAGAGGAGCTGACGTCATTGCAAACAACGGGATATAAGAAGATGAACACAAAGAACCGACTAAAGAAACAAGATTTAAACAATACGTATAATTGTCAGTGCTTGCACCGCTTGCAATCAGTGCAGTGCTGGTGGCAGATACCTGCAACCTTTCTCCAGAATTGGCCTGAACCGCAGACATTGTTTTTAAAGAAATATCTGCAACAGCCGCAACGGTTGGTGTTCTAACAGCTAAATCTGTACGGGTTCCAGAAAGAATGTTTTGCTTACCATAAACAGCATCTGTTGGCTGTTGCAAATCAAAAAGCATTTTCGCCAACAGACCATAACTATCAATGTCTTGCAAAAGGTTTGAACCGTGAAAAACACGAACACGCTGAATAATACCGTGCGCGCCACAGCTGTCCCATCTAAAAGCATTATCAGCCGCACCCGATGTAAATTTAATATTAAATTTCAAATAAGACTCAGTCGGTACCAGAACCAGATTGTTACGGGTTGGGATGTTAAAAATTATTGTATCATTAATACCATAAGAACTTGCACCCTGAGGCTGTATATTGACTCGGCTACTTCTCGCAACTGCGCTTTCAATTTTAGAACCGTATTTAAGATTTTTGGGTAGCATTGTATTTAGTTTGTGTATATTTTACCACAAGATAATAAAAAAAGAAAATAATCGCTAAATAAAAAAGGGAACACCGTTCCCTCTAACACCCTCCCTAAATAAGCGACCGCAAGCGCAATTGCTTTATTTAGTCATTTTGCCCTTTAATCCTTTTGCCATAAATTCGCTACCTGCTGTGTTAGATTTATTTATAATACCAGTAATTTGCAAAGGTTCACCCTTTGGCATTATCATATTGTTTCTAAAGTAAACACCTTTCACACCAAGACCTTTACCACTTGAAAGTTGTTTTACTCCTAAACCTTTCCCAGTTGATTGCTGTTTTAGACCAAGATTTTTCATTGTTTTTGCTTTATGATAATATTTTATTTATAGCAACAATTTCGGTAAGTTTTTCATAATCACCTGTGTTAAAACACCTTGTGCGATTTTTGACCCTAAACCATAAACAGCACCGCCAATCTTTTGCCCTAAAGTTTTCTTCGGCTTCTTGTTTTGTTTATTTCCTAAATACATTGTTTTACTTTATTCAACGAAATTAATAATATCCAACTGCAATGTCAATGAAAAATATTGTTGATTTAAATCAATCGCTAAACCAGTATCATCAACCAACTTTATAGAAATATTGTTAAAATTGTTATCATAAAGATTTACCCTAAAGTTTGAAGAATTTTTATAAGTTATTATGCTATAAGGCTGAGCATCTACTGGGATACTGCAAAGAATATTTTGTTCGCTTTGTTGGCTATTATTTATGCAGCCAGTCTGTAAATTTGTAGATAAACATATGCAGCGAATTGGCGCCAGATTTATTAAATTTTGACTTGTATAAGATTTTAAAGCAGAAGTATTATATAAGTCGTTTGTATCCAATCCGAGCAATTCTTGACACGAGGAAAATGCAGACAAAAACTTAAAATTGTATGTAGTATTTACAAACGTGAATTTATTCTTTATTACATCATATGTCACAGACATTCTACCACCAACGAACAAAGTGGCTAAATAAAAGGCTAACTGATAAGCATTGTAATTACCAGATGAAATGTAAAGTGTGTTGGTTATGGTATTAATTTGCGCACCATTTCCATCAACAACTATTTCTTGAATTGTCATCATATTGTTCTTTGAGTTTATGTTGTAGAACGAATATGGAATGATTGCGTGCTGAACTGACAGCATTATGGTGTGCTGGTCTGGTATTTCTATCAGTGGCAACTCAAAATTGCAATCGCTTCGATTACCATCGTTATAAGTGGCATAACGTGAGTTTAAATGTATTTGAATGCTTTCAGTGCTCATTTATATTAAACAGAGATTTTAAAACGTTTTATTTATCTTATCAAGATTTCTATAGTCGTGAGAAGCAAAAGGGTTAATTATCCCCTTTGTCCCTTTTATTACTACTTTTTTACCACCTGATTGCGTATTTCTTAAAAGTGAGATGACATCATTGCTCGCTCTTATATCTGTCTGGTTAGACCTTATTTTTTTACCAATTCCAAATAAGCCAACACCTTTGCTGGTAGTAATTACCTTATCAACTTTACCCCCTACACTCTCTGCCAAAGTCCCACCTAAACTGTCGCCAATTGCTGTGATTGGTCTATTTTTATACTTTTGCTTAACCTTATCTACTAACTTGGATGAATTCTGAAAACGTGGGGTTAAACCCGCTACGCCACCCAAAACCGCCAAATCAGTAAGTGCATCCATACCTTTACGTGAGCCAGTGAATACAATTTTAGGATTTTTATTTTTGTCTAAAAACACCTTTTGCTCTGCATTACTCAAATCATCATCTAACACATATCCGTATTTTTTACCTATTTCTCTTGCTGGTGTGTTTCTGCTGTAAGATGCTTGAATTAAATCTTTCAACTCGGTAGATTTTACCTTTGGGATATAATTCGGGTCATACTGTAAATTTCGGGTAGGTTTAAACATCTTCTTTTATTTCACCTAAATATTTTTTTTCTGTGATTTCTTTTAATGGTGAATTGTCTTTATTCATCTCAACAATGTCATCAATAATCTTATCAAATGCAGGCAACTTATGAACGACTTCGGGAAATTTATCCGCATAAAATTCAGGTGATTTAAAAAAAGTGTTGTATCTTACCTTTTGCCAGTCAATCGGGTCAGATGGTGTTAAAGTAAAATTCAACTCGTGGGGACAAAGTCCATTTTCTAATTGGTCAATAAAGTTTTTAAAATCCATTGTGTTTATTACATATCTACAAAATATTTTTATGATTTTAACTTGAGCATATTAAAATTCTTGTAAATTGTAAAATTTGTGTTGTCTATGTCTAAATGTGTGTAAGGCTTATCAAATACGTAATCATAAAGCTTAAGAGCGTCATCTTTTTTCATATTCAATAACTCGTTTGCTATACTATACCACTCTTCAATATTTTTCGGCCTGAAAATGCTAATATAAGTCAGTTGCTTTCTGAGTATTTTTGGCATATAAAAATATGATTGCAAAGTGAAAATAAACCCACAGCATAAATGGCGTGCTTTGATTAACATCTTATTTAATTGTTGTTGAATACCTTTGTCTTTAAGTTGGTCAGCATAATCATCAATAATCACACAAGAGTATTGAACTTCTTCCTCTTCATCTGATTCACTTTCTTCATCAATGTCGCCGTCATATTTACCTTCTGCTTTTTCCTTCTTCTCGTCTTTTTTACCTTTCTTTATCATTATCAACTCGTTATAGATGTTTTCTAAATTTTGAACCGACAACTCGTGATAAACCTGCTCGTGATTTTCAAACGGATGTTTTTCAAGAGAACTAAAAGACGAAGAAGGACAAAAATAATAAATGTGATGGAACTTGTTACGATAACACTTTTTGCTTCTAAACATATTCAACAGCAGGTTGGTCTTTCCAGAGCCGCCGCTGCCAGTGAGAGCATAAATCATCCCATTACGTCGGCTTATGTTTAAATTTGTGATGTCGGGCACATAGATGTCTTGCACTTCTTTAATCTGTCTAAAAGATGTAGCAGTTGGGTTTGGCACTTCAACTATATCAGTAATTGGCATTGTTTATATGATGATTATATTTTTTTTAAAAAATTAAAATATTTAGGAAAAATAAAAGATGGAAAACACCGAAGAAATTGAAAATCAACTAAGTGACGATGAACAAGATACACCGCTAATCAAAACAAAGAAAAGTGTAGGCAGACCAAAGAACCCGCCAAAAATAAAAGAAAAGAAGCCAAGGACTGAAAAGCAGATTGAAGCGTTTGCTAAAGTGGTAGAAAAAAATAAGGAATACAAAGCCAAGAAACTGGAAGAGAAAAAGATTGCATCTGCAAAATTACTGCTTGAAAATGGTATTGAGTTGCCTACCAAAAAGCCGATGAAGTTGCCACCAGCTAAAAAATTAGAAGAACCAGCACCCGCACCAGACGAAGACGAGATTGAAAATGAAATTATATATGTTAAGCAGCCCCGTAAGACTGAACCAAAGCCAAAAAAGAAAAGGAAAATAATAGTTTATCAAGACGAATCAAGTGAAGAGGAATCAAGTGCGGAAGAACAAGAAGTTCATATAAAGTCAAAGAAGTTCAAAACACAACAGAATAAGAAAACTTTAATCAAAGTCGGGGAAAAAAAGACACCTGTAGTTGAAATGGTTCAGCAAAGAAATCTTTTCTGTGATTAATATAAATGTCAAATTCTTTAAAATTTACTTTAAAACAGTTGTTAGATTTAGGTATTATATGCAGTCATAAGAAGAAAAAAAGAAGAGACGCCGCTGGTAAAAGTGGCGTGATTACTGGTGTGAATCAAGTTGCGCCAAGTCAGGTCAGATATATACAAGGACAAGGTCAACCATTTCCACAGCAAGTAAATACATATGCTGACCCATTTGACCCAAATCGCTACACATATGCAGTACGACTGAGGGAAGAAGAAGATAGAAAATTAATTAGAAAATTACAAGAGAAACAACAGCAACAAGCGTTTCAATCTGCAGTCAGGGAGAACTTTAGACGGTTAGACATACAGGGTAGAAATGACAAAATGCGTGATAATTACGCACAACCTGAAGAAGATATTTATGGCGATTATGGCTATGGTCGTGAAGATATGAATGGGATTTTTGGCAGAACTGCAAACGATACAGAATTTAAATCACAACAAGTAGGAGGATTTACGGGGGAAGATGCTGGTTATTTTTCAGCACGTGAAGAAGAAGCACCTCCTGCGTTTGGTATGGCACCAGAAGAAATGCAAGAAGAAGAAGGGTTTGGTGTAAAAGAAGGAGGCTTTGACCCTGCTGCACCTTTATCAGAAACTGCACGAGTAAGATCAGTTAGACGTAGCGCCGAGTGGTATCGTAATGATTACGAGGTACTTTTGGGTAATGCAGCTGAACCTTCAATTTTAAAATCAAAAAAA